TTGGCAGGATTAGCTACTTGAAGCCTGATTGGTAGAACTCACCAAAGCCTTCCAAGGCTGGCTGCGGCCCTCTAACGAGGAAACCGAAGTCCGAGAGTTCGTATAATAACTAACAGTGACAATCAACACAACTAAGCGAACGCTTGGTCGTGCGTATTCTCGACTGCTAGCTTCTTATGCGTCTTTCGGTGCCATGCTCAAGGTAAAACTTGGGCGTCCGGCGGTGTCACACGTCCTTGGATGTGTGGCACTGCTGGGACGGAGAGTAAACCTTTCAGTCGTCAAAGTAGTAATCACTACCGTTGCAACCTTCTGGCGATTGCAGAAGCGTGGAGGCATAAAATTTCTGGTAATTTACCTGAAAGGATGTGCTTCTATTCTTCAGCAATCAATAGGAGGCCAACGCCTATACGATCTCACGCCTTTTGGGGCGAGGATCGGTCGAACGCATAGTGGACTTCCCAACATAATCCCTGCTCTTCACAGAGCGCGTATCCGAAGTGGTGATACTTGGACTATCCGATTCTGGATGACTCTCTTCGGCATATACCGAATTCTTGAGTTCCCAGGAAAGGTAAAACTAAGTACCATCACGGACGATACGAATATGAATCCTTCTTTAATACCCTTATTTAGTCAATTTGTGGTTAACCACTTTTGGCCAGTCGTTAAGTCGCGTTTCCATGAAAATGGAAGCGTAACGGACGCGCTCTGGTCAGAAGAGGGTGAAGGACCATTAGAGTTTATGAAAGGACTCCGGGCTAAACCATTCCTGATCTCTAAATCGGGACCTAGTATCGTAGGTGGTAGTGTTTCGGGCGGGGCCCAGAACACATCACCCGCGGCAATCCTTGCTTCAGCACACACGTGGTTACACAGTCCCCTTTACCCAGTTCTAACGAATTGGGCGAAGATGACTGGTAATACGTGGGTCCTGAATCGGATTGAGTCTTGGGCCAAAGAGTTGTGGGTTTGGGAGGATTCCCTTCCCTTATCCTCGGGCGGGCCCCCGTGCCCGTTCGAAGCAACTAATTGGCTTGGACGACTAGGTTTCAAGGAAGAGCCTGCAGGTAAGGTCCGGGTGTTTGCTATGGTAGACCCATGGACCCAGTGGCTGATGGACGCTCTTCATCGAGCGCTCTTTAAGCTACTGGCCAGGTTTCCGCAAGATGGTACATTCGACCAGCTGAAGCCGATTGAAAATCTGTATACTTGGCAGGATGCCCACCGTTTATCGAACGGTAGGAAGCCTTCCTTGTACTCATTTGATCTCTCGGCGGCAACTGATCGAATCCCTATTGTCCTGCAGAAAATTCTACTTTCCCCAATACTAACGTCTTGGGGAGCAGAACTCTGGGCTGCTCTATTGGTTGGAAGGGAGTATCACGTTCCTAAACGGATTAAGATTGGGAAAAGCCAGGAATGGCAGATCCTGTCTGAAACCGGGAAGGTTCGTTACACAACCGGACAACCAATGGGAGCTTTGTCTTCTTGGGCAATGCTAGCACTGGTCCACCATGCAATCGTTCAATGGGCCGCTGTGACAGCGGGCGTAATTACTCCTGGTAAGGAGTGGTACGCTGGCTACGCCATCTTGGGAGATGACGTAGTCATAGCTGGTTCAGCAGTAGCCAAGCAATACGAGAAATTGATGAAACACGCCGATGTAGGAATCGGGGCTCATAAGAGTCTCGTTTCCCGTGCTGGTAAGGCAATAGAGTTCGCAAAACGAACATTCCTTGCAGGAGTGAACGTTTCGGGAGCTCCATTCGCTGAGTTCGTGATATGCCGGCAATCTCTTGCTGGCCTACTCGAGCTCGTGCGTAAGTACTCATTAACTTTTGGACAGATGTTATCTGTCCTGGGTTATGGGTACCGTGCCAAGGCCAACGCATCGAAACGATTAATGTCAATTCCCAAACGATTGCGGAACTACATACTGGCCTTCTATGGTCCTGGTGGTCCTGCCTATGCTGGACTGAGGTCTTGGTTGCCGATGAGATCTGCAACTTCGACGTACAGTACAGCGATGGATAGGGTTTCCGATCTTGTTACACGGTTCTTCGAAAGCGAGATAAAACTCGCTCTCGAAATCCTCGACGGGTGGGCTCCGCTTGTAGCGGAGGCTAGACGT